TTATTAGTTGAGGATGTTATCCACTCTGAAAATTCTGTAGTACTGGTTAGTTCTTGCTGTTGCAAGACCATTAGCTGGTGAACTTCCAACAAATGGGTTTGAGACCATACCGTATCTGGTCTTGAAACCGATTTTTGGTTGAAAGCTATTTTCACCAACTGCTCGTACCATTGTTAGTGGTACGTATGGACAATAGAACAGACCAGCATCGTATGGGTTTGTTCCTTTGTAGCCAACATTGACATAGTCTGCAGTTGCATATGGGTCAATGTAGACTCTCATTCTACCGTTAAGTGTACCGGCGAATGTGTTTCCAGTGTCGTCCACTTGTAGGTTAGTTGACATAGCTGGTGAGTAGTCCAACATTCCAGAAGACGCAAGAATTGAGGCAACATCTGATGAACAGATGATAAAGTTACCTTTACCTCGTCTTGTTTCTTTAGCAATTACGTTGGCTTCTCTTTCGAGCTGCACGATTAACCCTTTGAATCTTTCAACTGACCATCGACCATCAGCGTCGTTAGTTAGTGAGAAAAGACCCTTTGTGTTGATGTTTGCCTGACGACAACCAATTTTAGCTTGCTGGTTCAAGGTTCTGATAACTTCACGGTTAATTTCCGCCAAGATTTCTGTTGACAATATGTTTGCCAATTCTGTCTCAGCATCTAGACCATGAATAGCTTTCAGATCTTGAGCAAGTTCTAAGGTGTATTCAGCTTTGAGCGCTCTTGACTTTGCAGTCACAGTAGCTTTCTCAATGGTGAATCCCATTTCAGCAAAAGCTTCGCCTGAACCGTCACCTAAAGCTTCAGCTTCAGCTGTGGTATAAGCATCACCAATTACTGGAATGTATGTAGCACCAGAGTCGACAATAGATCCTCCACCGTCTGTATCTGTTACACTTGTTAAACCTGATGGACCACCAGAACCGTTACCGGTATTGATTGAGTCACCAGAATAACCAACTAGAGCTTCGTCGAATAAAGCTTCTGTTTTAGAAGCGCCGTCAAGAACCGCTCCAGCTTTGGTTGTGTTGTATTGTGATTTCATCGCAAAGATAAGACCAGTTGGTCCTGTCATTGGTTGAACACCACATACATCGTAGGCCATTAAGTTTGGCATAGCCCTTCTTACAAGAGCGATAAGAACTGGATTCCAGTTAGCCACATTAGCAGCGTTATTGCTAGGTGCGGCTTCTGTAAGCATTCCTTCTTCGCGTAGGGCTACTTCTTGGTTTTCAAGAACAGCGGCTGTTACCGCTTTCTTATGATGATCGTTAATGCTACCAGCAGACTCTTCATTGAGTACTGGGGCCCATTTTTCGATCAATTTATCGTATGATATTGCAGGTTGCATATCTTGGACTCCCTAATTATTTTTTAGTTTGCGTTTTAAGAGCGTTAATGTATTGATCCATGGAACCAACAGGTGCAGCAGATGTATTATCATCTTCTTCATCTATCATGGTTTCATCGCTCATAACTCTCTTTTTATTAAAATAAGATTCCTTAACGGTTTCAACTCTTTCAGCGAAAGCTTCTTCACTGTCAAAGTCTTCGTTAACCATTAAAGAACGAAGCTTCTCAATTTGAGTTTCTGCTAGGTCGGTTGAAGCTTCACGTAGTATAGCTTCTCGCTTATAACCTTCGAGTTCCTCTTGCATAGCAATAGTCTTAGCCATTTGATCGTTAAGTGTTGTTTCCAACTCTTCGACTTCATCAGCTAAGTCGTCAACTAGGTCGACTTTAGACTCAGGTACTTCGATGTATGATTCAGTGAATAGATCCTTAAGGTTATTCATGAACTTTTCGGCAATCTCTGTTCTGAGACCTGATTGGACGGCAAGTTTATTATCTTCCATCCAGTTTTCAACTACATAGTTAAGGTAAGAATCCACCTTATCTACGAGTCCAGTTTTAGTTTCCTCAACAGCTTCAGCTAGTTCGGTTTCGTACTTTTCCTCAAGACGATCAATCTCTTCAGACAACTTCGATTTGATAGCTGTATTAAAGATTGTTTCTGCCTTAGATCTAAACTCTTCGGAAAGAGTTGCTTCGTCATTGACGAGAGCATCAAGATCTTCGGTCCAATCACCTTCGTAGTTTAAATCAACTTGTGACTCATCTACCTCTTCAGATGATTCTTCAGACATCATTGCGGATCTAACTCTAGCAATATCTTCCTTTGTCATATCGTTCATCATTTGATAGACATCGTTGATCATGCTAGCTTTAGTTAAACGAACACCTTCAGACGGTTGAGCTCCAGCATCTCTCATCTTTGCAGATGGATCGGCAGTCGCAAGTTTCTGCATAGGATCTTGCATGCCAGAATCGACAGCTGTCCCACCCTTCATCTTACGTTTTTTACCTGTAGCTGTAGCATCGCCGGCTTTGTCAGCAGCCGCAACTGCCTGAGCCTCAGCGTTTTTCGGATCATGACCCATTGCTTCCTCCACGTTATTTTCGTCACCGTGGAGATCTCCAATGATGTCCTGATTTTCGTTATTATCAGCCATTACTTGACTCCCTATATTTTATTAGATTTTAGTAACGAGAGGAAATTCTTAAACTCACGAACCTGTGTTTCATACAGTCCTTGCCGTGGAGCATTTTTAATTTCAGTCTCCATTTTTTCAACAGCTCTTTGCTCAATAATGCCGTTATTCCAAACCCATTCTACACCTTCCATAATCCCATTAACAAATGCTCCAGGTGCTGATGGATCTTGCACGATATCAATCGCGTTAAGAATAAAGTCGTTTTTTACGTACATTGCGTCACTACGAGGCTCTAAGCTTCCCATACCACGAGTCGAAACGCCCAGTTGAACTCCACCTTCGAGTAAACCTTTTACGATATTTCCCATTGGGGTGTCCAATACTGTGGCTTTTCCCATAACATCGTTTCCCTCAAAAGTGAGATCATCGATCTTATGTGAAACCTTATCTAAATTTACGGTCGGCCCTTCGGGATGATTCAATTCACCCACTGCACGACCTTTAGAAACTTGTTCTCCAGTATATTTATCGATGGCTTTTTCCATGATAGCCTTTTCGTAAATTCTACCGTTTCTATTTTTATTTTCTGCTTGTGCAAAAATTCCTTGTATGACAAAAGATTTTTTGCCATTCTTTTCTTCTGTTAATACTTCAAGATTTTGATCATGAAATTCTGAAATAAGTTTCATGTTAACCTCTTGGAAATTCTATTGAAGTAAAATGCGTTGTAGTAGCACCTGAATAAACCTCATCATCAGCATCTTTGATCATAACAATTGGATGATTAGGTGCTATCTGAAACGATGTACTCTGCGTGTGATTAGTCACAGTATCAGCAGCTGTTCCCATTATATACAACACATTAGCTCTACCAACCTTTGAACGGTTACTGGCTGTATTGATGTTATTTACTTTTGCGCCTAAAGGTCTGATTTGCATAGCCTATCCCTTATATTGTTTTAAAAATGTCATTATGGCTTTTTCAGCCTCTTTTTGTGACTTATACGCGTCAAGCCTATCACCATCAATATATCCTACAAACTTTCCCATATCTTTCATGATCTTTACTGGCATTCGATTTATTCTTTTATTAAAAACCACTTCTCCCTTTGGTTTTCTACCTGCAAGTTCTCTGATCTGTACAAAGTTCTTCATCTAATTGTCCTTAGATATATTTATAATAATTTTATTTTCTACTGTTACATTTATGTATCAGCCATCATGAGCGTCTAAGTCTTCTTCTTGCTCTTCGTCTTCTTCATAATCCTCAAACTCATCTTCGTCCTCGTATTCTTCGCTTTCATCTTCTTCAACTTCTGCATCTTCTTCATCAGTTTCCTCTTGGTCAGCTAAATCTAATTCAAGTTGTTCTTCCTCACCTTCTTCATCTTCATCAGGTTGAACACCATTATATATTTGATCTGCAAGTTTAACTTTTTCTTGGTCTAGAATATCATTTATTCTAGTACCCATCACGTCACCAAATACCTTATTAGCTTTATTAAAGTCTTGATCTAACGCATGTTGTACTAGATCAGCCATTGGATTTGTTTCATTTTCTTCAGCCATAATTAGTTCCTTTATTCTTGTTCTTGTTCATCATCGGTTGCTTGAGCAATTCTTTCTTGATTCTTTTGGGCATCATCTTGCATCTTTTCTACGTCTTCTTCAGAGAAACCCAGTACACTTTTCATTACATAATCTTTTGAGAAATAAGTTCCAACATACTGAGATATTTGGTCAAGTGTTTGTAACCTTTCTCTCAAGAGTTCTGCTTCTTTAAGTTCTGCAAAATGATTATCTTTCGTATAGTCAATAATAATATCATTCTTCATATCGTCCCAATCAGATTCAACTATAACGCCTTTAAGTTGTAGTTGTACTCTAAGTATATCTAAAAAGAACTTTGCAAATCTGGTTCTTAATCTAGATATAAACTTTTGAAACTTAAGTTCATCTCTTGTTATTTCAGATGATCTTCCTAAACTAAACTGTGCCTCTTGTTCCAGTCTGTTGATAGGAACATTAAGAGCTTTATATAGCTTCTTTTGAAAATATACGATATCATCTATTTGGCCAAGGTTATCTCCACCAGGTAGTGTTGAGATTTCAGTTCCTCGACCACCTTCACGTCTTGGTAGCCAAAAGTCTTCTAACATACTCATATGCTTACGATCATCTCTTATCTCACCAGTTTTTGCGTCATAAACAAGTTTGTTACGATACCGAGACATGATGTCTTTCATATATTGTTCGGCTTTACCACGTGGTAAGTTACCAACATCTATATAAAATATTCTTCTTTCTGGAGCTCTTGATAACCTGTAGATAACAAGAGAGTCTTCCATCATTCTTAATTGATTCAAAGGTTTCAATGCTTTATGAAGGAAACCTAAAACTTTTTTTCTTGTTTCGTCTAGTAAACCAGATGTGATGTAGCTTACAGAGTCCAAACTCATCTTCACACCAGAGGAATAACCACTTATTGAAGAGCCCATACCATATCCTCTACCATTAGGATTTTCTTGATAGACATAATATTCATCAACCTTTTCTATAAGGTTTGCTCCTGTTGTAGGATCCTTTTTTCTTTTGACCTGTTTAACCTTACGCATCTTTGATGCATCAATAGGCCTTATCTCTACTATTCCTGCTTTAAGGTTTGATTCATTTACAACCAAATGGTGATATAATCTTCCATCTATGTACCATCTTTTAAATATATCATGACCTAACTCGTTGAAGTTAAGCATTGATATAATACCATCGAATTCTTCTTGTATTTGTTTTTTAATACCATCACTAACCTTAAGTTTTTCAAGGTTAATCTGTATTGATTGTTCACCAGCTTCAGTGGCAGATACTATCGCCTCGTTTACGATATCTTCAATAGCAGCATCACATTCTGGATGCATTGATGTTCCTCGATATTTCATGATGAGTTGAGCGTTGTCTTTAGTATCATCACCGTCCATACTCACGTACTGACCGTAATGTGAACCTGAAGCGGTTACATATCCAGCACCATCATCATCGGTCTTAGGTACTATTGAAGGTGTCTTTTTAGGATCTTCTTTTGGCGCCCGTCTTAACTCAAAACCAAATAATGTAATGCCTCTGTTATCTTCAGCCATTATAACTTTCCTTTAAATAGAGGGGACTAAATTGTCCCCTCCATATAGTATTTATTAAGCTACAACTGCAGTTGTCGAACTAACGCCGTCCGTAGTATCAGATGTCCAGTATTGGTATTGCCATGTTACTGTAAATCTTTCGATAGTATCAACGTCACCATAGTTTAGGTCAATAGCACTTACATCTACTGGCCATGCGTCTTTGAAGTTATATATCTTCTTTATAGTTTCATCTCTATCGAATTGCTTTACCTGCAAATCGGTAAAATATAGTTCTGGATTTTGAGTTCCACCTATATCCGCATGATTTGCTATAGCGTTCATCCATCTTTCGAATGCGTTTCGTAATTTGAATTCAACATCGTTAATGATTGTAACTGTCCATTGATCGAAAGTTCTGTCACCAGCAATCTTTAATTGTCGACCTCTGTAAGGAACTACGATAGTTCCAAGAGTAGATGCTGGTAACTGAGCAGCTTCACAAAGGAATGATGAGAGGTCTGCATCTACGTCAACACCTAAACCACCACGTGGATTGTTTAAGTTAACTTGAAATAGATTGGCTCGAGCTCCACCGCCAGTTAGTCTAGCTTTAAATTGATCTATGCTTCCTAATGCCATTTTTTACCTCCTAAACACCAGCTGTGCCGACAACTTCAGTAAAGTCAACACCTGTTCTTACAGCTACGAAGTTAAGTGTTACGTAGTTGATTGAACGCGCAGGCTTAATGAAGATGTTTGCAATAAATTCATTTCGATCAATGACCGCAGGAGTATTGACTGTTTCATCAGCAATAATTCTGAAGTCTGTTATACCTCTTCGGGCCTTAACATCTCTAAGAACTGGTTCAATAACGTTTACAAATTCAGCTCGAGTAAACTCATCGTTGAATTCAAACATCACGTTCTTAGCGGCTTGAGAGATTGCTCTTTCAAGAGTTAAGAACAACCTTCTTACGTTGATTCGATCGAATGCAGAAGGTCTATTGAACATTGTCTTATCACCGAATAAAACTACACCAGATCCAGCTACATTTACAACTGGATTTACTCCAGCCTTATATAGTGTATCTCTTCGTGTTTTATTTGGATTATAGTCAATAGCTGTTACGCCTAGAAGTTGACCACGTCTCGTTCCTGCTGGTGAGAACCAAGAAGCTGCAACTCTATCGGTTTCAGCCATGATTCCAGCCACAGAAGAGGCAGCAGGTATTTGAATAAATTGGTCATTAAATTTGTCGTATACTTTCAGGTAGTT